ACTGCTCAGCAGGCATTGGCCTTTGACAAATCGAGATTCCATTATACTGACAATGTGCCCGAAGTGCGGACAAATTGCGCTCTGAAAGTAATCCGTTTGTGATGCTGTAACTAATGCAGCGAGGCTGCGCGCGTTTGATTCGTGTCAATTCCTTTAAAAATAGAGGAATATCGTTGGTGATATGGACATGAAGATCCACCACATCAATAGAATCCTGTGAAAATGCAGTCGGATAGTATGGGCTAACGGTTACCTTTAGCCCTTTTTCAAACTCATAGTTATAAAAGCTGGCGAACAACTCTCCATCGATGCTTTCAAGAGAATTATACACAGAGAGGAAGTTTTTGCACGCTGCTGTCTGCTCTGCAGCCATTTCGAGATCGAGATTCGTCCGAATTTCTTCTAACAGTTCTTCGTCAAGATCAAATTCGATAGGATAGTACTCAGGGTACAGGTTGTTTGTGTAAATAATAACTTCCAGGCCATAATCTTTAGCTGCGAGTTCAACGCGATCTTTCAACAAAGCATATTCCTCGTATGTAATCCAAAACTCCTCATCATCGTCCATAGAGAGAAGCGCTCTGTCCAAAGTGCGCCGAACCTTATTATCAAAAAGTAATACATTCTTTTTTGATGATATTTCGGTGTCAACTAAAGGTAAAACAGCAACAGTGGACAAAAAATCAGCAGAAAAGCCTTTGTATACAAATAATTTCATATGAACCCTACTCTCTCTTTATAAAATTTGTGTTCTTTCGTTTCTGTCGGGGACATAGGTCATAATATCGCCATAATCGCATTCCAGAACATTGCAGATCTTTCCAAGGATCGCAAGGGTAACAGGTTCATCTCGGCGTAATTTTGTCATGGTATTGGGAGCAACATCTGCCGCCTTTCGCAGATCGGCCTTGCTCATTTTTTTATCGACCAAAAGCTTCCACAGCTTGTTATATGAAACGGCCATAAAGCACCTCCATATTTTGTATAAGAATATTATATCACAAGAATTCCGCATTTACAATATACTTTCGCAAAGTTGTGCGATTGTCGGCTAAAGATAGGAAATCGATAGCTTTCAATCTCCTGTTCTCAACAGTTGTACCTGGCGGTGTTCCCAATAAATGTTCCTATCCAGGTACAACCGCTGTTCCCGGTCGGAATCTCTGGGTACAGACCATTGGGAACGCAGGAACACCAGCGTTATCAAGGCTTTATGGCACTTGTTCCTATGTTCCTAAAAAACAAGTAATAAAATAAAAAGATAAGAAATAGGCAGTAGTTTCATCCCTATATACGCATTTGCGCGTATATAGGGATTTTTTGTTTCTCGGAACAAACTTTTTTCGCGGTGAGGGGGTTAACTTTTGCCATTCTCGTGGCCTACCTATAGGAGGTGGTGAGTATGACAAACATAAAAACGGATGAAGGAGGTGGATCGCAACCAGCAAAGCCGCTCCCCTAGGGGGATCAAATCTCTACGACCTTTCGTCCGTGCAACGGGCGTGGGGGCTCGCGCACAAAATCGCAATTTCAAACGGGGTGATAGCCCCAATCAAAATCAATGGAGGAATTTATATGAAATTCAGACTGTTTTACAACAAGAAACCCAAGCTGTCCGTCAGCGACATCGACTCCTTTTCCGGCAAAGAGTATGTTTGCCACTTCCTGCTTCAGACCATGAGCGGTAAACCTGTCACCATCTCCCAGAGCGCTGATCCCGATCTTGTTATCTGGAGAGTGCAACACGGATTCTCCTGCATCTATTTCGGCACCTATGCCGAGGCCATGGATTACTGCCGTGAGCGCTTCTGCGATCTGTCCGGCAAGCGACTGACAAAGAGAGGTCACAAGTGATGTTCCGTCTGACACGATATCTGGACAAGCACCTGCGCGGCCACATCAATTTCGGGACATTCCATCTACTTGCTGTAATTCTCAGATTTAGGAAGGACGCTGTTGTGCTGCTTGTTCCAAGGGATCTGCGAGAGGACAAGCACTTCAACCTGCAATGCGGTACCACATCGCTTTGGTATAGCTCACTGGACAATATGCTCACGGCCGCCAGAGAGTATTACGGCATTACTGCTTACCAGGCTTGGCGCTGCAGTCGTAGATATGCCGCGTTACAAAGGAGGAACACCCGATGAGCAAGTATTATCCCTTGGTAGATATGGACAGCACCGGGTTGGACAAGGTTCCGTTATTCCCGGCGAATCGTATCGCTGATGCTCTCGGCAAGGGCAACTTTGCACTGGCAGAAATAGCGCCACATCGATATACCTTGCTGGCTATGAAACCGCTGGAAGGCGATCCCGACCAGTACCACATCCGTTGCCCTATGTGCGGTAAAGCAATGGCAAAAGTCGTTCCGTACAAATCTGATCATCTCCTGGGCGAATATGCCTGTGAGAACTGTAACTAACAAATTGGAGGAAAGAAAATGTATCACATCAATTCAACCGAATACGAAAGAAGCTTCTGGGATGCCATGAAGCGTAAGAACCCCACCTACAATGGTCTGTCCCAGGGCAGACACAGAATGACCAACAGCTATGCGCTGCCTTCTGCACAGAGCAAACAGTTTATGGCGGCTATGAGAAATGAGAATGTGTTCCGCTCTCTGGCCGCCATCGTGAACGCACCTGGCAGCGACCGCACCATCTTTACCTGCGATGCGGAGGATATTGCCACTTGGCTGGGCGATGGCTCCCTGGATACCTACCACGATGGTGTGGACGATTTCAAGAAGCTGCCGATCCATGCACATCGGCTTGGCACGATCATCCGCATCCACGAGGACTTCCTTACTGACACCGGGTTTAATATCCAGCGATACCTGGTCGACTCCTTTGCCAAGCGCATGGGCCGTACAGAAGAAGATGCCTTTGTTAATGGCGATGGAAAGAAAACTCCTACGGGTATCCTTGCCTCAGAAGGTGGCGCGGAAATCGGTGTAACTACTACCGCCATCACCTATGACAATGTCATCAGCTTGTACTTCTCTGTGAAGAAGGAATACCGCAAGAGCGGTGTATGGATGATGAACGATGAAACTGCGCTGGCACTTCGCACCCTCAAGGATGCCGATGGCAACTACATCTGGAACCACACCAACGATACAATTCTGGGCAGACCGGTGGTAATCTGCAACGCCATGCCGAATGCAGATGCCGGAGCGAAGCCTATCGCTTTCGGTGACTTCAGCTACTACTGGATCGTCCAGCGTGTGCGCTTCACAGCTAGGATCATGGAGGAACTGTATGCGCTCCACCAGCAGGTCGGTTATCTGGGCTATGAGCATCTGGATGGTAAGCTGATCCGTCCTGAAGCGATCAAGGTCATTCAGATTACCGAGTAAGGCTTATGCCGGAAGGGCGAGTGTCCCTTGCTCTCCCGGCATTTTTGAAAGGAGCAACCGATGAAATTACAGGATATGAACGCCATAAATAATATGCGGCTGAAAGGATACAGCGTTTCCACTATCTCCAAAGTGCTGGGTATGCCATATAACACCGTTAAATCACATATACGCCGCAACCCGGAAATACCGGGGACAAGCGTATGCCTGCAATGTGGAAAACCCGTTAAACAACCCAGAGGACGCAAAGAGAAAAAGTTCTGCTCGGATCGGTGCAGGATGGCTTACTGGAACAGTAACCAGGACAAGGTCAAAAAGCAAGCATATTACACCTTGATCTGCCAGTATTGCGGAAAGGAGTTTACTGCCTATGGAAACAAGAATCGCAAGTTCTGTTGCCGTGCCTGTTACCTCGATTCCCGAAAGTGCGGATAAGGAATTCCATACCCGGCTGATGCGCTATCGCTTGTCGATTTCCCTGGTGGACAGCATGGCTGCACAAGGCATTATTTCAGCGGATGAGGCAGCCATATTACACACAAAGGTTACGGAAATACACGGTCTGTCTTTGTGTAGCATATTTCTCTAATATCCCTTGCTATTTGTCCTCTTTAGAGCGAACATACAGTACACCCATATTGATACAAAGGAGGTGTTCTGTATGGAACGATCTGTGAAACAGGTATTGTTTCCAGCTGCTAGTATTCCAAAACTGACCAGAGTGGCAGCGTATTCCAGGGTATCCAGCGGTAAGGATGCTATGCTGCATTCGCTTTCGGCCCAGATCAGCTATTACAGCAATCTGATCCAGAACCACAAAGGGTGGCAGTATGTTGGGGTGTATGCAGACGAAGCGTTAACCGGCACCAAGGACAACCGCGAGAAGTTTCAGCAGATGCTTGCGGACTGCCGTGCAGGAAAGATCGATATGGTCATAACCAAGTCCATATCCAGGTTCGCGCGCAATACCATTACATTGTTGGAAAGTGTTCGTGAACTCAAGGCGCTCGGTGTTGATGTTTTCTTTGAAGAGCAGAACATCCACACCATGAGCGCGGACGGTGAGCTAATGATAACGATCCTTGCTTCCTACGCACAGGAAGAAAGTCTTTCAGCCAGCGAGAACATGAAGTGGCGTATCCGAAAAGGCTTTGAACGCGGAGAGATGATAAATCTGCGGTTCCTTTACGGCTACTCCATCAAAAAGGGCGTCGTTACAGTTGATCCGGCACAAGCAGAAATTGTCCGGGAGATTTTCCGGCGGTTTAACGACGGAGAGTCCATGGGCGGCATTGCGGCAGACCTCAACGCCAGAGGCATGAGAGGAAGCTTGGGTGGCGAATGGTGCCAGCAGCGCATTCATGATGTGGTCACCAACGAGAAATACCTGGGCAACGCGCTCCTCCAGAAAACCTTTGTGAATAACCACCTGGAGAAGAAACAGATAAAGAATCGCGGTGAGCTTCCGCAGTATTACGCCGAGGGAACTCACGAGGCGATCATCGACTCAGAAACCTTCGCAAAGGCCCAGGAGCGCATTGAGGCATTGAGGCTTGCAGCTGAAGAAAGACCAAAGCCTACTCGGTCAGCTTTTACCGGCAAGATCTGCTGTGCCAAGTGCGGCAAGAATTACAAACGCGGCAGACATGGAAAGCGATCCTTCTGGAACTGCTCGACCTACCTTTCCAAAGGCGCAAAGACCTGCCAGTGTTCGCAGATCCCGGAGCTGCTGCTTTATAGCATCACAGCTGAAGTCCTTGGCCTCACGGAGTTTGACCCAGATGCCTTTGAGAGCAAAATAACGGTTATTGAAGCCCACGATGACAACACCCTGGTGTTCTGCTTCACCGACGGAACTCAAGCCGTTAAACGATGGCAGCACCGCTCCAGGTCCGAAAGCTGGACCCCGGAGATGCGTGAATCAGCAAGACAGAAAGCTAAACAGCAAGTGCTGCCGGATCGAGGCTGGCATGGGTATTTCCAAAAGACAGAGAGATGAAAGGAGCTACATTATGGCACATGCAGCAAGAGCAATCACAGTAATACCAGCGACAATTAACCCCGTAACACGAATAGCGCACAATTCCTTGGCAAAGCGCCGGGTTGCAGGATATGCCAGAGTTTCCACCGACAGTGAGGAGCAGCTCACCAGCTACGAGGCACAGGTTGACTACTACACCAGATACATTCAAGGTAGATCAGATTGGCAGTTCGTTGAGGTCTATACAGACGAAGGTATCTCCGCTACCAACACCAAGAAGCGCGATGGCTTCAATCGTATGGTCAGAGATGCCTTGGAAGGAAAGATTGATCTAATTGATACGAAGTCGGTCAGTCGCTTTGCGCGTAATACAGTGGACAGCCTTACCACCGTCCGAAAGCTGAAAGAGGCCGGTGTTGAGGTGTATTTTGAAAAGGAGAATATCTGGACGCTGGATTCGAAAGGCGAACTGCTCATCACCATTATGTCCAGTTTGGCACAGGAGGAAAGCCGTTCCATTTCAGAGAATGTTACCTGGGGACAGAGGAAGCGGTTTGCTGATGGCAAGGTTAGCATTCCCTATGGACAGTTCCTTGGTTACCGCAAAGGTGCCGATGGTTTGCCGGAGATCGTGCCGGGAGAAGCAGAGACGGTACGTCGAATTTATCGACTGTTCATGCAAGGCAAAACGCCTAACGCTATCGCAAAACTGCTCACCGCAGAGGGCATTCCTACTCCTGGTGGGAAAAAGGTCTGGCAATTCACAACGGTGGAAAGTATCCTAACCAACGAGAAATACAAAGGCGCTGCACTTTTACAAAAGCGGTTTACAGTAGATTTTCTCCAGAAGAAGATGAAGGTCAATGAGGGTGAGGTACCGCAGTACTATGTTGAGAATAGTCACCCGCCGATCATCCAGCAGGACGAATGGGATCGTGTACAAGCAGAGTTCCAGCGGCGAAAGTCCCAAGGAAAGAATCACAACTGCAACAGACTGTTTTCGGCGCAGATCGTCTGCGGCGATTGCGGTGAATACTATGGCTCCAAAGTGTGGCACTCCAACAGTAAGTACCGCCGCGTGATCTGGCAGTGTAATAGCAAGTTCAAAGGTGACCACAAATGCAGAACACCTCATCTTTACGACACGGATATCCAGCGGCTGTTTATGTCGGCAGTCAGCAAGCTTTTTGCGGACAGAAAAACGATCCTGGAAACTTGCCGCTTGCTGCAATCCACCTTGACTGACAACACCAGCATTGACGCGGAATGCGATGAATTGCTCCGTGAGATGGATGTAGTAGCTGGGCTGATCCGATCCTGCATAGAAGAAAACGCTGCTCAAGCATTTGACCAGGCCAGCTACCTAGAACGATACAACGGATATGTTGAGCGGTACGAGTTCCTCAAGGAACGATATGCAAAGCTGCAGGGTCAACGAGAGAGCCGAGATGCTGAAGCGCTTCGTATCGGCGGCTTCATGTTTGAACTGCGAGAGCTGGATGAACTACCCGTCACCTTCGATGAAAGACTGTGGCATGGACTGATAGATCATGTGACAGTCTACGATGATGAGCGACTGGTATTTCATTTCAAGGACGGAAGCGAGATCACTGAACAGCTATAACGAGAAAA